CGATACGACCGCTGACCCGCTTGGCCAACCCAAGGCTCGGCAGCAGCGTCAGGATGTTCGACGGCGCCATGTGAACAACGCCGCCAATCCAGTTCAGGGCGATCTGCGTCTTCATCATCTGCGAGGCGACCTTGGTCACCACGCGCTTGGCCGGGTGTGCCGGCGACAAGCAGCGCATCGGCTCGCGGGCGTAAGGCGTACGGTCAGTCCGATACGGGCCAGGCTCTGCTGCCCCGGTATCACGCGGAATCCGCATGTACTCGTCGGCCCACTCATCAATCCAGAGTTCGGGGTCTGGCTCCAGTCCACGACATAACGCCGAGCGGTACTGCTCGGCACCGTCCGCGTAGTCAATGTTCATAGGTTCAGCTCTGTGGCTGCAGCACCCGCTCCAGATCCGCCGCACTCAGTCGGCTTGCATCCTCCAGCACTCGCCGCAGATGGGTAGTCAGTACCCGCTCCAGCTCCCACGGGTCAGTGATAGCCGCCAGCTCTGGCGCTATTTGCTTCGGCAGCCCCAGCACCAGATCGCGCAGCGCGCGCCCAGCAGCAAAGGCCGCTTCTTCCACCGCCTGACGCTCAACCAGGCTGCCCGCGGCCTTGCGGGCTTCGCTCTCGGCAAGCTGCGCCAGGTAGTGCTCACGCTGTGCGCGGGACGACTGGTAATCGTATTGGCCGGAGCCCTTCGGTGCCGGCGGAGTGGTATCTGCTGGGGCGGTAGGTGATACGTGAGTACCGACGCCTTTCTCCACCCGCACGCGCTGATGGCGCTCGGCAACCCCTGCTTTGCTCGGGTCCGCACTGGCCTCCAGCAGGGCGCGCGTCTCTTCGACCAGCACCCTGCCGGATTCATCCAGTACCAGCCGGTCTTGCTTCGCCAGCTTGGATACGTAGGCCTTGGAGCAGCCCATCAGCGCCGCGAATTCCGACTTGCTGGCTGTCTGCATACCATCACCCGTTAACCGTTAACCAAACCCGGTTAACCAGTTCACCCTGTTAACTAACTCTCACGCCCTCCCGCTAACGAGAAAACGCGAGCCGAATAACCCTTGCTGGTTTCGCCGCCCCAGGGGCCCCGGCCACCCTTCCGGATACCCCGGACGGGCGCCCCGCCAGCCCTACCCCCCGAACCGCTCGATAGCCCGCCCGATGGCGTCTTCCACCAGCGCATCATTCTCCGCAACCCGCCGGACGACGCGATGGAAGTCAAAACGGGCCGAGTAGTTGGGTTGCCGTACGAACAGCAGCACCACAGCCAGGGTCTTGCCTCGCCGCTCTGCGATACCGATGGGGTTCTTGCCGCGCTTCATCACGAAGAACGCCTTCGCGTGGCCCTTCTTCAACGAGCGCCGGCTTTGGGTAGCGACCATGGTCGAGCCTGACGGGTTGTCCGCGCCGAGCCCCGACAGGATCTGCTGCATGTGACCACGAGACATGTTGCCGTACGCGTCCAGCCGCGCGCCCGGCCCCGGCGCCAGGAACATGCCCGAAGGCAAAATGCCCTGCTCCCGCAGCCGGTACTCCGACCGCTTGACCGAGCGCGCACCGCCGTATACCTGCGGCTCAAACCACGCCTCTGGCGCCTGGCCACCGCCTGCCCCGTCCTTCTCATCCTTCACCCAGACCGCTGCCTCGGGTGCCGATGGCTTAGCCCGTAGCAGCCTGAAGGCGTTCAGGGTAAAGCGCGTGGGCCGGTCGAATGCTCTACTCGCCTCGGTCTGCAGCTGCTTGATTGCTTCGCCGCCGACTTCGTTGACCGCCCAGGCCAATGCCGGGCTTGCTTGCTTGCCCAACCGGGCAAGGTCCGCCAACGCATCATCCAGGTCGGTGACCGCCAGGCCTGCGCCAATCACCGATTCACCCCTCAGCCCTGCGCAGCACCGCTGCCACGTTCCCGCGTGAACGCCACACCATCACCGCGAGGATGACGAACACGATCAACAGGAACGGGCTCACCGGCTCCACCGAGCGACCCGTAAGCGGTGCAAGAGCCACAGTCAGTGAATATCCGCCAGTGCCAACGGCCAGCAGGTATGCGCATACACTCATGCCAAAACGGTAGCGCGCACCCTGACGGCGAAACGTGGCAACGCGCCAACAGATGGCGCTGCACAACATGGCTGCGATCAGGGTGGACAGGTCGATCATCATTTCTTACCGATGCCAGGGATAATGGATAGCCAGCCGGGCGCATTCCCTGTCTGCACAAACTCCATGATGCTCACGCAGAACGCTACGATGAACAGCCCGCCCAGCAAGGCCGGCAACGCCGAGGTAGTAGCCCACTCACGGGCCACAACCTCGGCAGCAAAGAAATATCCGCCAATCCATGAGAACAGGAAGTTGGCAGCGCGAGCCTTCCAGCTCAGGTCCTTCGACATGACCATGAAGAACAGCGCCCCGGCAAACGCGCCGATCACCGCCTCAAGGTCGACACCGGGAATCAGGCTGGCAGCAGACACACCAACCAGCCCTGCCGCTGCGATACTCCCGCTGCTGATGTCGGTCATACTGGGTCTCCGTAGTGCGAGGCCACACGCATGAGGCCAAATCGATTGCTGCCGGCTGCCTGTACACCGGAAATAAAAAAACCCCGCCGAAGCGGGGTTTGGGGTTTGCTGGCAGCCAGTCCAGCAGGGGAAGCGTTGTGCGCTTGCTGCTTACGCACGAATCAAAAACTTAGCTGACTTTTTACGCTAGACCGTCAAAGGCGTAAACCGTCGATTAACGCCATTTTCGGTGCTTTGCGTGGGTGGTGTGTGCAAGGTGTGTTGAACATGGTTTGGCACCAAAAAACGCCCGACGAACGGTAGCAAGTATTTTCAAGAAGCCCGCTTCAACCACGGCAGGTCAGCAAGCAGTTGCGGCTCCAGCAGCACATGCAACTGGTGCAGCTTGCTGCGGTAGGTAGCCTGCGACCGCCAACCCATGCGCCGGGTCTGGTGCTCGATCAGCGGCATAGGGTCCGTCAGGTACCGCACCCTGGCCAGCTTGGCCAGCTCAACGCCCACCTTGCCGTGCCCACCTGCCTCAACCGGCTGCCGGATCATCACCAGCGCACGCTCCACCGCCTCACCCACAGCGCCCATCGGCCCGCCATACAGGCCAACGCCGTAGCCATTGCCCGGCGCAGTACTCCGGATCATCACGCCCTGGGCATCCATCGCAGCACCCAGAGTACACGGCAGCGCAGCCACCGTACCCCGCCGCCGATACTGGTCGCCCCACGCGGCCAACGCCATCTCAACGCGCTCAATCACACCCCACCTCCCTGACCATGCAGAGCAGCCAGCTCGGCCCGCAACGCAGCATCGCGCCGCTGCAGCACCTCCAAACGCTCCAGCACGTGCAAGTAGTCCGGGAACCAGTCACCCACCAGGATTTCCTCAGACAACTCGCCCTCAGCATGCACAGAGAACACATAGCGCACACCAGCAAGCCCGCCCTTGACTGCAGGGGTGCGACGTTGGAACACCTCAAAAACATGGTCCACCTCATCCCAAGGGAAAAAACCATACCCGGCCAACGCTGACTCTAGGCCCTCGCCATCGTGCCACTCGAGTAATTCCGGCATGTCGTCCGCCACCTTGCTCCACTCACCCTTCTCAACTCGATAAACCGCCATAACGTTCCCCTTCTGTTGGCTGAAACACTTAATCAGACTCTTTTAACTCTACTGTCTGAATACTGTCTGAATATCTGTCTGAAAATATGTATATAAAAAACAATAACTTATAGAAAATCAGACAGTCAGACAGATAAAACGCACAAATCACACATACACGCGCACGCGCGTAAGACTCCCGTAAAAAATGTGTCGGAGCGTCGGAAATCCCGATTTAGAGCGCTCGCGCACTGTCGGAAGAAGTGTCTGAATACTGTCGGAGTGTCGGAAAATCACGCTGCCATACTCCTGGCCTGATCGTTCAGCGACTTGTTGAACGCCCGGCACTGCTGGCCAACCTCGGTCAACCACGCCTTGTCCTGCTCCCTGGTAGCCATGGCCGGCGGCAGATAGATACGGCACGTCCTGTGCTTGTCCATGTCGTGAGGGTAGTGAATATCCTTGCGCACCTGTGGCATATCGCGCATTGCCTCCTGATAGAACTCGCGCTCCCGGCGCTTGAACTCGTTGGCCCGCTCGCACCATCGGCAG